GTCTTTATCTTATCATGACAGCCCATGTGGGTAAGAAGTTTGATTTAGATCCTTATAACCCTTCCATGAAACGACATCAATTCCAAAAAGGTAATCGTACTCTTAAATACGTTCCAGAACAATTCGACTATTTGATTAATAACTATTACGATATTATTGATGCACGTCCATTGATTAATAACACCACAAAAGCTCCTGAGTTTCCAAGACATCAAGGTGATGATGTTGCCGGTGATACGGATTTAGTAGAAATGACCATTACTATCGTGCGTGGTAAAGGGGGTGGTTCAGGGATGACCTTTCCATTGATTTCTTCTCAAGCAGAGGGTATCTTAGCGGAGTTATCTCAGTTCTGGTATTTAAAATGTTGGAAAGAAGACAGTAAATCACCAGGTTGGGGATTAGAGGGTAATCTTCAAAATTATTCTTTAATTATCTATCCTGAATGTAAATTAAGTCGTACTACGGTAAGGGGTAAAATCGATAGTGATGCGAAATTAAGAAGAGCATTGCAAATCACCTGTGATTTACTCATGTTACATCATATCGATCAAAAGAAAATCCCTGCTGAGTATCGTAAACGTATTTGTGATATCAAAACGCTATATAACGATATTAAAGCATTAGGATATGATTGGGATGATATCTTAGAGAATACCATTGGTGAATGGAAGTTCCGTGAAGAATGCCAAGAGAAACCTACTTTAACCATTTATGACTTGTTAAATATCCGTGCTGGTGTATATACACCGTATTGGAAACAAGAAGCTTGGTTAAAAGAGAAACGTAAGGATATGGCACCATGATACAATTAAAAGAACGAGTATATCACTTGATTGCTGAGTACGATCAAGATTTAGCTTGTTTGTATCAAAGACAATATCATCCTACACCGTATATCATCAGTGATATCAATCCAAGAAAGAGTATCGAAAGTCAATCTCAATTTTGGTTATCACTGTTTTATACGTTAGAAGATGTTGAGATTACGGATAAAGCCAAGGTACTGAATGTTCTTATGAATACTTCCATGAAACTCAATATGGATACATGGTTAACGGAGTTTGAACAACAAGCATTACCTGTCTTTATACAGCATATTCGTTATCATTAAGTTACTATACAAGGAGTAGAGAGGTAGGATATCCTACCTCTCTATTTTTAGGAATAATCATGTCAATTAAATTATTAATTGCTGGTAGTCGGAGTTTTACTGACTATGAGCGATTTAAAGTCTACGTGAATAAGTTTATTCAGGGATTAGATAAAAAAGAAATTACCATCATTGAAGGTGGTGCTAAAGGTACTGATCGTATGGCACGTGAGTATGCTATTGAAAATAATATTCAATATATCACGATGGAAGCTGATTGGGATACCAATGGTAAAGCAGCTGGAATGATTCGCAATCGTCAAATGGGAGAGAAAGCTACTCATGCGATTCTCTTCTGGGATGGGGAATCACCTGGTACACGCAATATGATCAGTATCTGTGAAGAGTTAAATGTTACATTACGGATAGTAAAGGTAAAGAAAAATGGCAGTTAGAGAGAAAATCATCCAGCATCTTGCAAGTCGTTTAAATGATATCATTCCGAATACCGATATGGTTAAGGTGTACACTAAATTAATTAACGAAATGTCTGATGCGAAGTTAGAAGCTTGGATACAGAGTTTAGAGAATGGGGTATTAGATCAACCTGATTTAAGTAAACCAGCAACATTAGTGACGATTATTGCACCTAACTTAGATAAAAGAAATGATCTTAATATTGAGCGTAACTTGAAGTTAGCTGAAAAGATGGGATATAGTTTCTTTGAACGGTGTTGGTTAACCAATCCTGTTACGGGTCAATGTAGTTTAACTAATCGTCGTTATCTCACCATGTATCTTCCTATACGTCGACAAGCACAAACACTAGATGCGAAGATCAGTTTAGCGGCAGATAATAAACACGTGGATGATTTAACGGGTCAGGTAACAGGGGATTCTAAAGGATCGTCTATTAGTTATCCTGAGCTACAGATGTTAGATGCACAAAACTTAAAAGCCACATTATACGAGTTAATGAAGATTCGTGGTGGGGATGAAGAAGCACTCCGTATCTCTACACGTCAATTAATGGAAACTGGTACCTTTAGTCAAGAAGAATTAAATGGATTAGATAGTGTGGCTAAAGTCAATAAAGCCTTATCGATCTTATTTAAAGGAATGCATATCGGTAATAACTTAGTTGAGTAATTTATGAAGGTGGTGATATAAATGGCACTCGAATTAGATTTTTATATTGAAAAACCATTAAATGAAGATCCATTAATTGAAATCGAAGAAGCTTTCAAAGATATTATTGGAAGACCCCATGAGATTCGTACCTACTGGATTTTAAAGTGTAGGCTTCATCGAATATTTCTAGATTACTATCGTCCTCATGATGATCAAGAGTTTAAAAAGCTTTACACTTCGATAGGGTGTATTGAAGTAGACAAAATACAGGAGCTCAATTCAACAAGAGATCTCATTGAGAGAAAACTTTATTTTCAAATCGATCGTCATTTATTTCTCCTCCATGTTTAATTTATTTTTTTTTATAACAACAAGTAAAATCAATGTAATAAGGATATATAAAAATGTCTCATTATATTTTTATCGATATCGATACTACCCTTAATGAAATTCGTGAAATCGTTGATCAATACGATAGTGGTGAATACGATGAAAACAATATGAAGCGATTAAAAAATCAACTTCAAAAGAAACTTAAAGACGTTTGTCGGAATTGTGAGCCTTATGAGTTTGAAACACTCTATCAGAACTTAGGTTGTGATGAAGTAAATGAAATGGATCGAGTAAATTATCCTGAGGATATTGATGGTGGTGTTTTCTATTTAGAGCTACCCCGTATGATCCTTAAATTTGATTTATCGCAATATTACGCTTGCCAATAATTATGGATACCTCACACTTACCTTCTTTTAGAAGACTTTCTCATCAAATTACCCTGATTGAAAACATGCATCCTAAAACGAAGCATATCGTCGAAGAAGACCTTAAAGAACTTTACTTGAACAATCTATTAGGTGATCTGAATGAATGCATCTACGCTAACGTAGTGAGCTTTAATGAGCATGAACGTAAATACACTGAAGTGCATAAATGTTTAAAGCAATTATTCTATCGCTTATTAGTTCAACATCCAGAGTGGTTTGATGAGTTCTTAAAAAGAGCTGAAATAGAATCCTTTCGACCAATACATTTATTAACAAAGTTTAAAGATGTATACGTTTATCGTTATCGTGGTCGAAGATATTATTTAAAACGACTCTATGAATTAGATACAGTCTTACCTCAATATTACGAATAACAAGGAAACCCCATTATGAATCCAACTAATGACTTTGATTATAATAGTTATCTCTATACGGATGTGTTAAAACAACTGATTAAAGATTATCTCAAGAATCTAACGGTAAATATACCAGATCCTAAGAATGATACTGCTCATCAGAAAGCGATTCAAATCATTGATGATATAGAAGCCTTCTTAATCAGTTATAGTCTATCATCAAACTTCTTTATGGTATTACAACCAAATAGTACCAGAGCATTATGGACTACGTTACGAGATGATCGAATGATTAATGTTTTCTCATTTATTACTCATTTAACTATTCGAATGAAATTAATCTATGGTGAACATTGGAGTAATGTGGTTGAAGATACCGCAAGTGCATTTGATCTCATGTACAATTATCAAAAGAAACCAGCATGGAACAATGCACAGGATTGTGAAATAGATCAGGATTTATTAGTCAGTTTACCTACGAGAGAAAATATTATTGAATTATTTAATCGAAATGGTTGGTTAGTAGTTATTGCATTAATTACATTAATGGGTAGTTATAAATGAAAAAGTATTTCTGTGGATTAGATGAACTGTTTGATACTAGATTAGGGTTGATTAGTTTAATTAAACCTGAGGTAGCACAAAAGATCTTTGAGACACAAGGTGAAGACTATCTCTATCGCATGCATGATGAGTATTTCTGGAAGTGTTTAAATATTACAGAAGAAGAATGGTATCGATACTGGGATCAACGAAATGTTAATGTATTACGCAATAGTTTACGTACTCACATCATCAGTGTCATCGCAGATAGTATCATGACGTACTATAGCGATCGTGAAGAAGCGTT